TTAGGTACACCGCAGCAGCAGCCACTCAAAATACCAAGGTATTTAAAGGCATGTTTGCACAAGAGCGTGAGACATTAACACGTGCTAGTAAAGACAGAGTAAAACTACTACAGTCTCAGTATATCCAAATGCAGTCTGCAAATGGAGATATGATCAAGACTCTTCAGGTTGTTCCAAAGCACCTAAAGATGGTCAATGGCCAATATGCGGACTATGCAACACGTATGCAAATGGCTGCACAAAGACAGCAATTTTTAAATAAACTATTAAGCCAAGGCTCAACACAACTCCTGAATTTCGGTAAGAATACTCAGTGGGCTGGTCGCCAGTTGATGGTTGGTTTGACTATTCCACTTACAATTCTAGGCTCAACTGCAGCAAAAACATTCATGGAAATGGAGCAGGCAATAACAAAGTTCTCCAGAGTATATGGAGACATGATGACAAACTCAGATGCAACTGACAAGGCTATTGCAGATGTTCAGAGACTTGCAAAAGAGTTTACTAAGTTTGGTATTGCAGCAAAAGATACTGTAGAAATGGCTGGAACTGCAGCAGCGATGGGTCTTACTGGAGATGCACTTAATGCTCAAATAGTTCAAGCAACACGCCTTGCCGTTCTTGGACAAGTTGAACAACAGCAAGCGCTTGAGACAACTATTTCTTTAACAAACGCTTTTGGAATTGCTTCTGAAGATTTAGCAAAAAAGATTAACTTTCTCAACGCAGTAGAAAACCAGACTGTTCTTTCTATTGAAGATTTAACAATTGCTATTCCAAAGGCTGGACCAGTTGTTAAACAACTAGGTGGCGACGTAGAAGATCTTGCATTCTTTATGACTGCAATGAAGGAAGGTGGAATCAACGCATCAGAAGGTGCTAACGCACTTAAGTCTGGTCTTGCTTCTATGATTAACCCTTCTAAGAAGGCTAGTGAATTTCTTGCGGGACTAGGTGTAAACCTTACTGGTATTGTTGAAGCAAACAAGGGAGACTTAAAGGGAACTGTAGTAGGATTTGCTAGAGCACTTGACACACTAGATCCTCTTAACCGTGCAAGAGCAATCGAGCAACTATTTGGTAAGTTCCAGTTTGCACGTCTATCTACATTATTCCAAAACGTTACAAAAGATTCTTCACAGGCTGCAAGAGCATTAGGACTTGCTGGAGCATCAGTTGAAGAGTTAGCAATCTTGTCTGAGCGAGAACTTGGCAAGGTTGAAGATATGACTGGTAACAAGTTTAAGAAGTCTATGGAAAACATTAAACTTCAACTTGTTCCAATAGGTAAAGCATTCTTAGAAGCAGTAACTCCTATAGTTAGTTTTGTTGGAAGAATCCTAGAAAAATTTAATACTTTAAGCGATGGAACTAAAAAAGTTATAACAGTTGTTATTGGAGTTGTTGGAGGACTTGCTCCAGTTCTATTGATGACATTTGGTGTTTTGATGAACTTTGTTGCAAATGGTATTAAGTTGTTTGCAAAACTTCGTGGTGGAGTTGCTCAACTTAATGGTTCAAACAATGTTCTTGGTGGAGGGTTTGAGTATCTAACTAATCAGCAGATTGAAAACCTTGCACAATCTAATGCTTTACATACGTCTCATAGCCAATTAATTTCTACATTTAATGTTGAGGCAGCATCAGTCCAAGCATTAGCAGCAGCCTACGGCGCAGCAGCAAGTCAAGCAAGAGCCCTTGCTCAATCATCTCCAGGATTATTTAACACAGTTCCAGGACCTGCAGGAGCAGTAGCAGGACTACCTAAGAAATTTGCACAAGGAGGAGTTGTTCCAGGTACAGGAAATAAAGACACAGTACCAGCACTACTAACTCCTGGTGAAGTTGTTATTACAAAAGATACTGCAAAGAAAAATCCAGAGTTAGTTGCTGCACTTCAAAATGATTCTGTAAAAAGATATCACAAAGGTACTGGAGAATTTCACGAACACCCACATCCAAGAAAGCCAAAATATACAATTGTTGAACCACATACAGGTAGAGTAGCAGGTGGTGAGCAAAACACAAAGACCATGTCTGGCGGTGCTATCATGATGCCAGGAAATATACAGGGTAAGGCTGTTAAGGGATCAACAACTGCTGGAGGAGATTCTAGATTTATTGCCAAAACTCAGTTGAATGACGATGGGGAACTAATCCCAACTGGAGCAACAGAACAGTTTAAAGCAGCAACAGCAGGATCAATGAAAACTCAGATGCAGGCCCTTGATGGCATAGCAAGGCAAACAGATGAGTCGTTTGCTACTTGGTCTGAGGCTAACAAACACTTAACCCCTCACTTTGATGAGATGGCAAATATATTTGCAAAAGAAATACTTCCAGGAGTAACAGATGTTAGCCAAGCAGGTCAAAACGCATACCCAAAGATGGTTGCATATATAGACAACCTAGAAAGAGATTTAAAAATTACTGCCGATGAAGCAGAAAAGATGAAGATTGCTGCACGAAGAATATTTGATGCAGATTTAGGAACACCAGAAAATCCTGGTCGAGACGCAGTTGCTATGAACCGCAAAAGAGTCGAGACTGGAATTGATGAAGATGGTAATGAAAGAATTACCGATATAAGAACAGAAAGAGTTGCAATTCCTGGACACTCTATGTCAGAGTATTTAGATGGTAAAACAAAAGACAATACAGATAGAGAGTATGCACTAAGAGGATTAACTCCCCCAGAAGAAACAGATGAAAAAGGAAGTAAACCAACATTTGCACACATAAAAAGTGGAGAGGCTGGAACAAGTTATTCTGAGCCAATTGCATCAGAAAAGGGTGGAGTAACAGATACTGAAAGAGCAATTGTAGAAAAACTAAGAAATAGAGAAAAACTTAGTGCAGGACAAATAATAACACCTGCACCCAAAATTGAAGTAACACCAGAAGATAAAGCCAATGCAGAAGCAGAAGGAGCAAAAGTTGGACAGGCAGCAATTGATGGTGCAAGTGGTCCAGCAGGTGCTGACAATCAGTCTCCATCTAAAAAAGGTAGAAAGATTGGTAAAGATATTGCAGATGGAATTGTTGAAGGGTTGCAAGAAGGAACTCCAGAAGTTACTGCCCAATCTTCAAGACTTGGGAATGCAGCAGTACCAACAGCAGCAGAAACACAAGCAAGAGTTGACAAGATGGATCTTGAAAACAAGGCTTTCTATGATGATATTGATACCCCAGAATTTCGTGATGAAAGACAAATACTTAAATCACAAGATAGACAAAGAAGAAAGCGTGGAGCCACAGGAACTGTAGGTGGTGGCCCAGTAACACCACCATCAGGACCTTCTTCAACAGTTGCTTTAACAGCAAGGACTGAAGCAGCAGCAGAAGATTTAGCGGTAAGTACAGAACAGGCTGCAACAGCACAATCACAAGTTGTTCAGCAGATTCATGATGAAAGTAAATCAAGAGTTACTATTAAGGGTAACACTATTAATATTGGTAAGGCTCGTCAAGAAGCAGATAGGCTAGATAAGGAAGCCTCTGACGCAGAAGCAGCAGCAGCAAAGGTTAGAACTGAAGCAGCAAAATGGGAAGAGGTCGCAGCCCGTGAAGGTGGCAAGAACATGCACACTGCTGAAAATGCTAAAGCCCTTAAAAAACTTGCTGATGAAGCAGAAATTAAAGCAGCAGAAGCAAGAATAAAAGCAGCAGAAGCAGAGATTGTAGCAGCCCAACTTGAGGCTGATGGTGAAGGTTCAGAACAAATAATTCAAGACCCAGTTAAAACCCCAGCCAAAGTTAAAAAAGCAGAGGAGGTTATGTCTAATGGAACCGTTGAAGCGGGAGATGGCATGCGCCGAATTGTTGAGGGTACAGATGAAACAGCAGACTCAACACTACTAGTAGCAGAACAAACAGATGAACTTGCAAATGTAACTGGAGAAGCCGTTGATGCTCAAACACAAACTGCAGGAAACCTTTTAACTGGTGCACAGATAACAGATGCTACTACAGGAAATATGAATGATGTTCTTCAGTCAACAGGTACAACAGGTATAGCACAAGATGATATTGCAGGTTCTTCAGAAAACATTGCTGACATAAATAGAGACATTGAAGAAGACAAGCGCAAGATAAGAGAATTGGGACGACAAGAACTTGCTGCACGAATGAAAGATCCAGGTGCAATTATTCCTGACGGAGCACAGTCAGATACTAAACGCTTTGATAGAACCGACGCTCCTAGTTATACAGAAGCCTATGATGAAGTAATGGGTAGAGACCCAGGAACTAATGGTCCAGACGACCCAGGGCAAACTGGATATACAAGAAATAAAAAGGGACAGTTTATCTTTGACCCAGAAACAGGAGAACCAACAACTCTTACTCAAAAGCAGGTAACTAAAAAGAAACGTGGTATGCGTAAAGAAAAGGTTGGAAAGTTTTCTGGTAAAGCAGCAGGAGCATTAGGAACAGCAACTATGGTTGCAGGTATGGCAGGAGCCCCTCCACAAGTTACAGCAGCACTAGGAACAGCAGCAACAGTTGCACAGTTTGCCCCAATGATTGCGGGTACAGGACCAATAGGCCTTGCAGTAGGAGCAGTTGTAGCATTAGGCGCTGGAGCGTATATGCTTAATAAGCACTTTAATCAAATGGCTGCAAAGGCAGCACAGTTTGCAAAAGACTTATCAGCAACCAGAGATGGATTAAAATCAATAGGTGAGATGAGTGGTAGAGTTGGCGCTTCTGAAATTATGGATAAGCGTAGACAGACTAGCCAGTACGGTAAGTATGACGAATCAATTAAAATTGATACTACATTTGGTGAGAAGTTCTTAGGCACAGATACTGGTAAAAAAGAAAAGAAACTATTCCAAGACAATGTTAAAAAATTTGGAAACGATAAAGCCATAAATGATTTATCTTTAAAACTTGCTACAGCAGTTGCTGATGGAGTTCTTGATGCCGAAGCAGCAAACAGTATTGCTGCAGAACTTGCACTACAGGTAAAGGATCAAAAAGTTGAAATGCAGGTTATTGGACAACTAGGAGCACTACTTGGGCCAGATGGTAAAAATCTAAAAGACAACCCACTTGAAACAAGACTTCTTCTTCTAGACAATGCTAATCAAAGAGTAACAAAAACAGAAACAGATATTTCAGAAGGAACTGGAAACACAAGAGAAAATGTTGCAACAGTCGCAGCATACAATATGAATAATATTGAAATGGCTACTATGATGGCAGATCAAATTCAAATTGAGTATGAAACTCAAAAGAAAAAACTTGAAGCAGAGTTAGCCTCTACAACTAACGCACAAAAGAAATTAGAAATCACAGGAAAGATTGCAGCACTAGATGCTGCAAACCTAGAGAATTCAATATTAATGAATGCCCAGTTGCTTAGACAACTTGACACACAAACAAAAAGTTTTGAAAAAGTATATAGTGCTTCAGTATGGGGAAGCCAAGCAGCCAAAGAAGATGCCTACTTTGACGCAACAAGAACTCAACTTGAAACAACATACAAGGGAACTGACCAGGAAGAAGCATCAAAGAAATTCTTAAATACAACAGAAGAGTTTGGAGATAATGCTTTTTCTAATGGATTAGCAGATCAGAAGACAGCACAAACTTTCCAAGCAAAAATGGAAATGCTTGTTGGAAGTAAGGTATTAAGTCCAACAGAAGCAAACAATTACATAGAACTATTCTCTGGTCAACTAGACAAGTTTGATTTATTGTTTGACGCAAGCGTTGAAATACATGGCCCAGCAAAAACAAAAGAACTTCTTAATATGTTTGCAGGATACGAGAATAAAGCAAAAGCAACTGAACTTATTACACAGATCTCACTAACAAAGCAAAACCCAGCAGAGTATGATGCAATCATGGAAACACTCAAGGGAATTCAGGCTCTAGATGGAACTACAATTGATATGGAACTTCTATTAACAACAGTTGGTCTAGAGGGAGTAGAACGACTTAAGACTCAAATGGAGGGTATTGAAAAACTAAAAGAGGCTCAAGAAAAAAATGGTGACAAGAAGATGGACCTTGAGAAGGTTAGAAAACTTGGACCTATAGAATCTGCAACTGTAGATGCATTAATAAAGAACACAAAAAGAAAGCAAGAGTTTGATAGTTTAACTTTAGACCAGCAGGCAGAATATTTGCAAAAACTTCAAACCCAGTTCGCTTATGAAGGAATGGTAAACGATACTCAAAGGGCTTTAGAAGCAGAACAGTATGCACGTCAGATGACACTTATTGAGCAAGCCAACGGAAGGGTTGCAACAACCACTGCTGCATTTACAGCATCTGTTGCACAGTTTAAAGCATCCTACATGGCACTTGATGCAGCATCAAGGGCTATTGTAAAGGTTAAGCCAATCACGTCAACTGGGATAGTAAGCAATCCCGCAGGCCCAGCAAAGACTCCTACAGACAAGGGTAAGAAAGACGATCCTTACGACTTTTTACAAGATCTTGCTATGCGTATTAAGATGACAAGAGATGCATCATTTGATGCAACAAAACCGCTAAAGTCAATGATTGAAGCAATGGCAGGAGCAAAAGCCAGAAAAAATGTTTCCTCTATGTTTGAAATGTTTAAGGGTGTTCAGCAAACACTTATTGGCCTAAAGGTTCCAAAAGAATTAAGAGACTATATTGCAGGACTAGATCCAGAAGAATTTAAAGAGTTAGAAAAAGCAGGAGCATTTACATACGCCCCTAAGAAAGATAAAAAGACGGGTAAAGTTGTTAAAGATGCAAAGGGTAACATCGTATATGACAAGTCAAGAATTGTAGGTTTGTCAGAAACTTCTAAGACAATCGTAGCAGCATATAACGAAGCCCCTCTAGAAAACTTTAATCTTGCACAAAAAGAAATTATTACAAATACTGACAATCAATTTAAAGCATTTAATAAACTAAAGGCAGAAGGCGTAGATACTGCAACTGCTCTAGAAATGTTACAAGATGAAGCCCTTGCAGCAGCACTTGCATCTGGCCAAATAAAAGGACCAGACCTAAAGAAGTTTGCTGAAGATGCAAAACTAGCAGCAGATGCAACAGCAAAGTATGCAGTTATTTCTGACCTTCTAAAAAAGAATGAAGAGATGGAGTTTAAGGCAACTGCTGTTCCAAAACTAGCAGCAGCACTTAAGCAGAGTGGTATGTCTGTTGAAAATATTCAGACAGTACTTCAAGATCCAGCACTAGCAAAGCAATTAATAAAAGACTTAGAAGATGGCAAAATAGATTCAAAGGCCATTTCTGATTACCTAAAGAACATAAAAGATGAAAAGATTGTAGAAATTCGTGGCAAGTTTAATGCTGGAGATTTTGCGGGTGCAGCAGCACCAGGTATGGAACTTGTTAGCAAGATGTTCTCAGTTCAGGAATCACTAATTAGAACTGGTGCTAGTGCAGCGTCTAAGTCAATGGTCGCAAATATTAAAAAACTTAAAGATGTAAATGAAGATCTTCAACTTGAAATTCAAGACATTACCATTAATTCTATTAGACCAATTGAGCAGACTATCGAAAAATTATCAAGAGAACTAGAGATAAAAGTTACTCGAGTCCTTGAGGCATATCAAGAAGAAATAAATGATCTTCAACATGTTATTAAACTTGCCTTTGAAGATCCAATAGCAGACATTAATGCAGAAAATACAATCCTGTCTAACGACATGGAAATAATGAACCATGCTGCAGAAGAAATCAATAAGAGGTATGATGAACAGGCAGAGGCTCTGTCTAAAGTTTCAGAGATTAAGAGTCAGATTGTTGAACAAGAAAAGGAACAACTTGATTTAGCAGATGCTTTATCAAAGGGAGACATTGGTGCAGCAGCCCGTGCAGTCCAGGCTATAAGAGCAGCCCAAGCAGCCCGTAATGCAGAGAATGCTTCAAAGGCTTTAGAACTATCTCGTAAGAATAAGATTGATAATCTTAGAGGAAGAGACTCAGGGTTAAGCAAAGACGAGATCACTGAAAGACAATATCAAAATGCTCAAACAATATACGACTTAGAAAACAGAGCAGAGACAGAAGTAATTAATCCAGACGGATCAAAAGAACTACTCACAAGATTAGAAATTTTAGACAGAATAGAAGAAAAAAACAAACTAATCTATGCCCTTGAAGAAGATCGTGAAGCAAGACAACTTGCTATACGGGCAGAAGAAGATAAAATATATGCATTCAAACAAAAAGTACAAGAAAAGCAGGACAAGATTGATAAAAACAGTTTTGATATTGCAACGGATGAACGTAAGATAGAAAAATTAGTTTCTGGTATAACAGTTCTTGGACAAACAAAGGATGCTTGGGATGCTGTTAGTGCAAAGATTGAAGCATCTGCACTTGCTGGACAAGACTTCGATAGGCTTATGGGTACAATGCTTGCTTCAACAGACAAGATTGAAGAAGGTTGGGACAAGATATCAGATACAATGAAGAAGTATTCTGATATTACTGGAGATAAAACAAAGGGTCTTGGAACTGCAGAAATGCAAGAAGAAAGAAAGAAAACCCATGACTTATTAAAAGAAAATGAACAAGCAGCCCTTGATGCTATTAGGGTTGGTAAGAATGCAATAGCCCAAGCCCAAGCAGAATACGATATTAAGAAAAAGGCATATGACCTAGAAGTTGAAACACTTAAAACTCAACACGCTGCAGCAATGGCAAGACAAGATTTTTATGCAGCAGAAAAAATATATCAAGCACTTGTTGCTAAACAAAAGATGGCACCTGCTGCACCAGTAACAGAACCAAATTCAAAAGTTGATAATGCAAATATAAACTACAACAATATTAACGATAATGCTGCACAAGATATTTATGACGAGGCCAACGCAGAAGCAAAAGACTCTAAACAACTATATACATATAAAGGAACAGGGGGTGCTTCAGGGGGCGGAACAACTGGTGGTGGTGGAGGAAGCATCATACCAAAAACTCAAGCACAAAAGGATGCAGAAGCAAAGGCAAAGAAGGAAGCAGACGCAAAGGCTGCAGCAGATGCAGCAGCAAAAGCGGGAAAAATTACTCCTCCAATAATGCCAACACAGAAAATTGATGCACCAAGAACTTTTGTAAAAGATGCAATTTATTCAACAACTGCTCCAGCCCTGGCAACAAAGAGAGCAGCAAAGGAAACTGAATTTAATACAAAACTTAAATCTATAACTAGCAAGTATACCGCAGCATATCAATCTGGTGCTCTGATGAGTATGGGTCTTGACCCTAACATAACTGATGAAATGCATAATAAGTATGTTCAGAATGCTAAAGCATTAGTTCCATTAGCAAAAGATAAAGCAGCAATCGCAAAAGAACTTGAGGCACTTTCTAAGATAAGAAACGAATATAGAGAATACGGAACAAGTGTAAATTCCAAAGGTCAGACATCAGTTGCAGACCTAAGTAACTCAACTGCTGCAACAAGAGCAGCATCACAAGCAAAAAGTGCTCTTCCAAAAGATGTTGTTGCAGTTCTAGAAGCACTAAGAGAACTGAATGCTTCGATAGAAGAAGATAAGTCTAAAATTAAAATAGCAAGAGATAATTACTCTAAAGTAAAAATTGATAGAGGATACACAGAGTCTCAATTTCCTATATTAACATTTGATCCAGAAAAAATTAAAACAGATGACCCTGAGTCATACAAGAAAATTCTTCCCCTGTATACTGCATACAAGCAGATTGCAAAGGACATGGATTCTAAGTCTGATCAAGGGGCAAAAGGACGATGGTTACTAAAAAATGCTGGATATAAGGCTTCAGATTTTAATTTTTACTTTGAAAGAGGAAAGAATTACGTAACAACTCCAACTGGTGCAAATACCTATAACTCTGGTAAAGATTATCCTACCTGGAAGGGTTATGCAACTGGTGGTCTTGTTTCTTCTAAGTTTGCACAAAAGAGATTTAGCATGGGAACTGATACAGTACCAGCCATGCTTACTCCTGGAGAATTTGTAATGAATAAGTTTGCCGTACAGTCCCACGGTATAGGAAAAATGCAGGCAATGAATAATGGCCAAGCAGCAGGCGACTCAGTGTATAATTATAGTATTAGCGTAAATGTTAAGTCTGAATCAAATCCAGATGAAATTGCAAGAACCGTCATTGCTCAGATAAAGAGCGTTGACGCACAAAAGATGAGAGGAGTTAGAACCTAATGGCAACTAATGCATATATGGCAGGTCGTAAGAAATATCAAAGACCCCAAGGGATCCTCTTTGCAGATAACGAAGGTATCAAGGTAGATGGTTTTCACATCCCTGAAGGAGACGAGATTGGGTCATTAGGAGCCTCTGTGGATGGCTATGGCGAGTTCATAATCCTTTCTGATAACAATAGGTCACCCATAGACTTTAAGACCACCAGAATTGAAAAACGGGAGAGAATGATAAATGGCCGTATGAGATCTTATCATACTGCAGATAAACTAACATTAACAGTATCTTGGGATATGCTGCCATCTAGAGCATTCGATACTTATGCTGGCTTTGATGCTAATGGAAATCCAAACATGGCAATAATCCCAGAGATAAGAACAAACCCTTTAGAGTTTACTACAGACGGTGGCGCAGGTGGAGTAGAACTCCTTGACTGGTATAAAAATCACAGTGGATCTTTTTGGGTCTATCTTGCCTATGACAAATACACGAACTTTAAAGATGTCTTTGAAACTACAAATGTAGATGAAAGGTTTGCAAATACAAATAAGTATAATGAAGTTATTGAGATGTTCTTTACAGACTTTAGTTATTCAGTTCAAAAAAGAAGTGGGCTTAACTTTGACTTCTGGAATGTATCTTTAACTCTGGAAGAGGCATAATGTTTCAAGAGAAAGATTTATTAAAGCACATAGAGACAAGTTCTTCTATTAAAACACAGTCATTGGTTGTTGCTGAATGGAACATGAATATTGCTACAAATATTTTAGCAGTTGGAAATTATAGATACCGCCCATATGATGCAGGATCTATCTATAGAACTATTCCAAACACATTTGTTTTAGAAAATAAAACTTCATCCCCAGCATTTTATTATGGAGCAACAGATGCAGATGTTGTTATTGATGGAGGGTTTGATAAAAACGATCTACCGTTTAACCTTATCCCCAAAAAAGAAAAGTTAAAACTTTTATACTCACTAGAGGATTGCGTAAAACCTTTTAGACCAAGATCTGGAATTAATAAGGCAGTGTTTCAGGGTGGAAAGTTTTTACATAACCCTGACATAAATATGGCAAGAAAGCCAAGATATTATATGGCAGACAAGAATGATCCATTCAAATACTGGACATCGTTTAGAACTGAGAATGGTATTGAGTACGGAACGGCTACAAAGACAATGAACGGAAGGCATATGATTGAAGATGCTGCCCCATTTGTTGTGTATAAAGATAAGGTTCCAGCAAACAGACTTGTTGTAAAGATGCAGACAAATATTGGAGACATCGATTCTGGAAGATATACAAATAAGTCAGGATCTTTTCCTGACCCGTACTTTGGAGAACTAAATCAAACAACTCCAAATGTTTGGAAGGTTCAAGTATTAAAAAATAATAACTGGGTAGATGCAGTTTCATTTAATGATCAAGATAAAAGAAAAGATGGAACCCCAATAATTCAATCAGATGGATATGTGGAACTAGCCTACGGATTGATCTTGCCAAAAATATATTCTGAAGTATTTGTTTATCGTGGAGAACTATCCTCTTTATCTCTTAGGCCCCCAGTGGGAACAAGAGAAGGAGATGCATATCTTATTGTTGAAAACTCTGGGGATATTGGAGAATATCATATCTGGTATAAGGATGAGTGGAAGATATTTGTTCCAAACTATGGGTGGAAGTTTGAAGAGCCAGTCGTTGATAGTTTTACTAATTTTGTTACAGAACTTACAGACCCAACAAGTTATACTGTAAGAGGAGAACTAAAGTATAAAGAGTTTGAGTACATCTCTGGTATTAGAATTGTTGTTGACAGCATGAAGAAGTTTGACGCATCCTTTGATCTCATTGAGTTTTCCCCTAGACTTACTGCTGACTTATCAGATAGAGTAACATCCTTTTCTTTAAATAAAAGTGCCTCAGATTTAGGACAAAGTGGAATGCCAGTTGGACAACTTCTTGCATCAACTGGTAATATAACATTTTTTGATTTTGATGATGCATTTAATAAAAACAACACTCTTAGTATTATTGCAAATCAAAATATAAAAAATATTCAAATAAAACTTTATGAAGTCTTGACAGATGCAAGACTCATAGACTATTATGTTCCTATAAAAACCATGTACTCTGACGGATTTCCAAAGGTTGATAACCAGTCAAAGGTGGTCTCTCTCGCCCTAAGAGATCTGTACTTCTATTTTGAATCTCAAACTGCACCAGAGATATTGTCAACAAACACATCTGTTAGCGCTGCTGTATCTTTACTTTTAGACTCTATTGGATTTTCTAATTATGTATTTAAAAGAGTGGAAGGAGAATCCGAAATGGTTATTCCATACTTCTTTATTCCACCAGACAAAAGCGTTGCTCAAATATTGCAGGACCTAGCAGTTTCAACACAAACAGCAATGTTCTTTGACGAATATAATAATTTTATAATGATGAGTAAAGATTTTATTATGCCAACTGCAGCACAAAGACCTACAGATTTAACTTTATATGGATCTTCAGATTCCGCACAGGTAGAAGTAATTAAAAATAAAGACACAAAGCCTAAACTTGCAAACATCATGGAACTGACTAGTCAAGATAGCGAAGTCTATAATGCTGGACAAATATCATACACAACAAGACATATAGAAAGAACTGTTGGAACCATTAAAGCAGCCCAGATGCTTGAACAGGAAAGAATGTATATATACAAGCCAGTACTTTTGTGGGAAGTTTCTGGGGAAGAAAGCACAAAATCAATAAACCAAGAGGTACAGAATAACTCCACCTATGATCTTAGTGCAATCCCATTGAACTCTTATTTATCAGCCGTTGCTCCAACGGTATCTAATGGAAGAATAATTAATAATACTATGGACCTTGGAGAAGCCATATATTATCTAGGTAGGTATAATGGTTACTTTTATGCCAACGGAGAGATTATAAAGTTTGATGCAGTTCAATATAATATTTCTGGAACTGGGGATGTGTGGATAACCTCTAAGAGTGAGTATGACACTTACTTTGCCTCTTTGCCCTTTAATGGGAAACTGTACCCTACAGGACTTTTAAGAATCTACTCTGAACCAAACTATGAAGAGGTAGATGGTTTGTCTAAGTTAAAAAATGGAGAAGTTGCCAAACACGGAAGAGCACAGTTTGGAACCACCATCTCAGAACACAACGCTGGCCTAAACCCATACTGGTCAAACAATGACAACGTCCGTGGTGTTGAGATGGATGCTAAGTATCTTTTTAAATTTGATCAGACAGTTCCACCAACAACAAAAAATGTTGCTGCTGGAGTTAACAACACCTTTGCCCTAAAGACAACCAGAAATGGAATTATTAAAAATTATTTTTCATCAAAATATATTTCAGAGTCTACTGTAAATAAAATGCTTTCAACTCAGAGCGGGACAACACAGTCTTCCGCTCTTGTTATGAATGGCGGAGGCTTTAAAACAACAGATACTCCTGCAAACTTCTTGTCCTATGTTTACAAGCCACTTTCAAATAATTTTAAACATTTTGGAACAAGGCTTAGAGTTATTGGAAGAATTGAAGATAACGAAAAAAATGGACAAACTCCAGTTGGACCTTCAGAACTTTATACCGTACAAGGAAAGACTGCTGATGAAAAAATTACAATTGCAGGAGGCAGTGGTGGTATTGCAATCATGGTTGACCCAAAAACAAATGCTGGATACTACTTTGAAATAATTGCTTTAGATGCAACCAAGGTAAATGATTCTGCAAGACAAAATGTCCACGATGTATTATTCTATAAATTAGAAGCAGAAACTTCAAATTTGTCAGGCCCTGCAATACCTATTACTCTTTATGAAGGTCTTGCGAACATCATTGTAGATGGCGGACAGTTCGTGGGTCAGTATAGAGTAGCAGCAGAACAAAATCCAACTGTCTACGATCTTTCTGTAGAGTACCAGGATATTGGATCAAAAAGAAAGTTTTTCTTATATCTAAACGACAATCTTATTGCTACAGTTTTTGACGATTCTCCATTAAAGGTATATAACAACCTTGCACTTTTTGTTAGAGGATCTTCTAGAGTTATGTTTGAAAATGTTTATGCCTTAGCAAATAACTATTCTCAAAACACATCATTTCAACTAGATACTCCAGTTGCAAATGTATTTAGTAATTCTGGAATAAGTGCTCAAGATTCATTTAGAAAATACTCAATGAGTGGGGCTGTCCAGGCTGCCTATCTGACTGGCATAAGTTCTTCCCAACCTCCCAAGTTTAGTATCTACTTTGACGAGTTTGGTACCATCATGAGAGAAGCAGCATCTTTTAATTTTAGATATGATTTAGCATATCCAGCACTGTACGCACAGTTATCTCCAACCTTTAATAAGTTAAAGTCCTATGCTGTATCTGGGTTCAGAGCCAGATCATACGGAGCAGAGTTTTTAATTTTTAATACAACAGATACAACACTAAGTTTAGACTCAAGTAGCCAAAGTTATTTAAGAGTTCAAGGTATAGCCTTTACAAATCAGTCCACAAACAACTATAGTGTTGATGATTACTTTTCAAAAAATAGCAATCTTTCAGACCCACAGTTTGACTCAACAGGTCTTATAACTGCTGTTAATAAAGTTACAAAAAACTATGAAGATATCAAAGCAAGCAGAATGCTTTACGGAAAAAAAGATTTTTCTTTAGATGTTCCATACGTACAATCAGCCGATGCTGCTGAAAACCTAATGTCCTGGTTAGTTAAAAAAATAACAAAGCCAAGAAAGTCAATAGGTTTAAAAATATTTGCAAACCCTATGATTCAACTAGGAGATATCGTGGAAGTAGACTATGTTGAAAAAAATATTAATAGGGCTGGATCTGTTGGCTCTAGGTTCGTAGTATATAATATAGAATATTCAAAATCAAAAGACGGACCAGAGATGTCTGTCTTTTTAAGTGAGGTATTGTAATGGCTACAGATGCAACTGCAAATCAAGCAACATATACCTATACCTGGACTAATGACTTTGGTAGAAGCACTCAAACCAACTCAACCAAGGTCGCCGTCCCTAATGCCGTTGATGATTTAAATGATCCAATAGCATATGAGGCTATGTTTGAGATTATATTTCAAGATATTGGTGGACAAGAACTAATTAATATTTCCAGGGCAGATGCTATAAATGGACAAAACATTATGTATAGCATTGTTAAAAACCTAAAAAATATCATGCTTGAATATAACTCTAATAATATAATTAAACTTGGTGGCACATCAGATGTTTTGTTTAAGAACTTTTCAATAAAACTTGAAGACAAGATTCCTAAATACGGTAATGGAAGTAACGGGTCCATAGTCTACCTTGAGCAAGGCTCAGGCAACCTGTTAATTGATCTTGTTAACCTAGAAGACGAAGAGCAGGTAGAGATAGAGATAATCAACCAAGGGGGGTATTTTGATGATACAATTACTAATTAGGAGTAAAAATGATAACTAATACAGGCCAGTCAATTCTGGCAAAATACCTTGTAGGTCAGGCACCAGCCTATGCCTCATATATTGCAATTGGCTGTGGAGCCAAACCAGTATCATCTTCTTATACATTTTCAGAGGCTGAGATGACTGCTATGAGAGCAAAAGAATCTTTGGACTTTGAGATGTTTAGAATACCAGTAACATCAAGAGGATACGTTACTGAAGACGGAGTATCTAAGATTGTCTTTACTGGAGAACTTCCAACGCTAGACAGATATGATATAACAGAGGTTGGCATTTGGTCTGCGGGATCAAACCCAAGTGCAAACTTTAACGATAGCCGATCAATCTTTTTATTTAATAAAGATGAAACTTGGAAGTATAACAATACAGCCCTTGTTCCAATTGAAACTAGATTAGACGTTGCTGGAGACATTCAGACAACTAGCAAAGCATTTATAACAAATGCAGATAACCCAACCTTTACAAATTCAACTAGATCAAACAGGTATGAAGGTTCTAGGTTTTTAAATAGTATTGTAGTCCTTAGAGGAGATGTTTCAGATATTGAGATAGACCCAGTTACTGATGAACTTACGCTAGGGACTGCTCTTTCCCCTCACCTAGTATTAACAGGAGCAACTCTAGATTTTGATAAGTCATCACCAAAAGACGAGTTAAGGCTAGCCTTCTCAGTAATAAACAAAGACTCTACAAGAAATGTACAGCCTCACGATGTAAGAATTATTCTAGAGTTTGCAGAGGGAGATGTCTACAACGTTGGAGAGTACGCAAGGTTTGAAACAGTACTAAGCAGTACTGATCCAGACGTAGATTTTGAAAATCAAAGATATTTTATTTCTGTTGCAAAGTTTGAAGAATTAAATAGGAGTTCTGGATTTACTTGGAAAAATGCAGATGTAGTTAAAGCGTATGTCACAGTAACAGAAAAGAATGAAGTCACAGAAGAGGTGTTTATTTCAGACGAATTCTATGTTTGTCTAGATGCTTTAAGGCTAGAAAACACACAAAATCAAAATCCAATTTATGGATTAACTGGATATTCAGTTGTAAAAAGTCTAAACTCAAGGCCAGTTACAAAAATTGCAAACAGTTCAAACCACATTGAGTTTAGGTTTGGCTTGGATGTAATGTAATGGCACTGACCGATCTTGAGCCAGACAAAGAAATCAAAAAGGCAATAGTCTTAAAAGAAGATCTCCCATCTCTTAGTTTAAGTAGGCTAGGGTATTTTGTTAGGTATAGAGTGGTATCAAATGACAAGAATAGATCCTCTCACTGGTCTCCATACTACTTTTTACCAAATGGGGTTATACCCAAAGTACCTTGCTCTGTTGGAGTTGCAGGAGGACAATTGAAGGTAATTACCATGGTTTGGCAACATCCCAAGGCTTCAAGTGATCCTGGTGAGACTGAAACATCTATCTTTAAAGAATATGATGTGTACATTAAGACTAATCTAACTAATGATAAGTGGGTTCACCTTGAAACCGTACCTGCAACATCGCTTAGAATACTTGTTCCATCTGGAGTAACTTCCTTTCAGGTTGCAGTTCAGGTACCTGTCTATCCTAAGAATTATTCTGCAGATGCAGCAATCTTTACTTTAGAAACTCCGATAGTGGTATAATTATAGTATGGCAAAAATACCCTTACCTGAGCGTGGACAACCACTAGATGTAGCATATGTTTATGAGTTAGCCCAAGCAGTCAACGAGTTATCAAAAGAGGTCTCTCCAGCAACCTATGACTATGTAACTGTTCAGACAGCAGACAACGGTCCACAAAATAGAAAGGTTACAGAGGTTAGGGTTATTGGTGCACTTGTTAAAGTTGCAAGTAGCAAGTCTGTTACCCCTGGTGAGCAAATTTCTTTTTCACATTCATTTACAGGAGAGTTTAGATTCCCCCCAATTGTTACTGCTACCCCAATAAACGTAGGACAAACTCCTGCTGGAGCAAGCGTATCTTTAATATTAAATGATCCATCTACGTCTTCTGTTACTGGGTTTGTTAAGTTTAACACATCTGGAGATGCTTCTCTTAATGTTAACTTAATTATCATTGGTATACCAAACTAATGCTAAAATGTAAAAAATGTAAAGGCAGAATGTTTCTTGACAGACAATACAGCACAATCGGACACCTTGAGACATATTGCATGGCTTGTGGATCAAGAGATTTTTTTAATCCACCAACAAGTTCTGCGGAGGGTTTATGGCTATTAAAAAGGGAAGTATCGAGAGCGAAGGCTACAATGTCCTCCCTGTAATTCCAGGGAATAAAAAGGTCTGGTTTTTAAATGGAGACCTAGTTCGAGTGCACCATTTAAATAAATCTAATGGAATAATGTCTGTTTATAATATCACAAAAGATCAAATTGAAAGTTGTTTAGTTTCTGATTTTAAAAAGAAAAGAGAACGGGCCTATACCGTTAGAGAGACTGCTGATTTAGTTAATCGTCATAAAAAATATATGCCATCACTAATGAAACGAGGAGTCATCCCATTTCCAACGGGATCTCAAAAGGGTGGGGCCAGAGGATTCCAAGTAAGATCATATTACTCAGAATCGCAAGTAAAAGAGATACGTGATATACTTGCTACATACCATATTGGTAGGCCAAGAAAAGACAAATTAATAACAAATGATATTACGCCTAGCAAACAAGAGTTGACACGAAGAATGGGCGATGGTATACTTACATATAGAAGAACAGAAGACGGACAGTTTGTTCCAATTTGGAGCGAGTCTATTTAACGAAGGGTATGAAATGGAAAACGAAGACACAAAGGTATCTGTTACACTTGGATACACGCTTAACCTAGGAAACTTTCAATCGCTAAGGCTTGACCTTGGGGTAGTTGACACAAGACGTAATGGAGAAACTGCAGACCAGGCTTTTGAGCGAGTCTACAAGTTTGTTGAAGATAAACTGACTGATAAGATTAACGAAGCAAAGGCAGAGATTAACGAATAATGGCTGAGCGCAAAGACCGTATGGCTTTGCTTTCAAGATACAGCAAGTATCATACCGCAAGGTACGAATCAAAGCCATCCCTTAATCTAAATGTAGAACAGTGGGCTTCAGATGCCCTAGTTGAATCATACGGAATTTCAGGGTGTTACGATATACTTGAGTATTACTTTAAGGTTGCAGAGAATCCATCTTGGAATTACTTTGCATATAATGCAGAAAAGATTTTACAAGCACAAAAAGATAAAAGCAGAGATGACAACGAGAGAGCAGAGCGTAGAAGAATGGCAAAGGAGTGGCTAAGTGAATAATACAGAGTCCAAACTAATTACTGCAGTTCTTCAAGATAAGCAGATCCATATACTTCTGCAGGCAAATGTTGATAACCTTCTAAGAACTCACGGAGATATCTGGAACTTCATCAGACTCTATTTTGAAAACAATAAGTCTTTACCACCTGCAGAACTTGTAACAGAAAAGTTTAGAGACTTTGCCCCAATAGCAAATGTAGGAGCAACCAAGCACCACCTTGAAGAGTTGCAGGGTGAGTACCTAAATGACAGCCTTAAAGATATTCTAAGATCAGCAGCAGGAAATGTTCAAAACAATCAGGGAACTATTGCTCTAAATGATTTAATTACTCAGACATCTGAGTTAAAAAAGAATACTGCAGCCATTCGTGACATTGATGTTACGGATCTTGAATCAGCAGTAGCATACTTTGAAAACCTAAAGGTTCAGCAAGCAGCAGGTCATGTTGGAATTAAAACTAACCTACCAGGGTTTGATAACTATCTTCCTTCTGGAATTATGCCAGGGCAGTTAGGAGTCTTTCTAGCATACCCAGGTATAGGAAAGTCTTGGATGGCTCTGTACTTCGCTGTACAGGCCTGGAAGCAGGGTAGAACACCCCTTGTAATCTCTCTTGAGATGTCAGAAACAGAAGTTCGTAATCGTGTATTTACTATTATGGGTGAAGGACTTTGGTCTCACAGAAAGTTAAGCAATGGAGATGTTGAACTAGATACTCTTAAGGCTTGGCATGCTAAGCATTTACAGGGTAAGCCAGAGTTCCATATCATTTCAAACGATCAGGGTGGAGAGATTAACCCTTCAGTGCTTCGTGGAAAGATTGACCAGTACAAGCCAGACTTTGTAATCGTTGACTACCTTCAGTTGATGGCTCCTAATCAGAAGTCAGATAATGAAACAGTACGAATGAAGAACCTTTCAAGAGAACTTAAACTTATGGCTATTGGTGAAGAAGTCCCAATCATTGCTATCTCATCTGCTACGCCAGACGATGTTAATGATCTTAGTGGGGTTCCTACGCTTGGTCAGACCGCTTGGTCAAGACAGATTGCTTATGATGCAGACTGGGTTATTGCTCTTGGTAGAGCATCAAATAGTGATATTATTGAATGCGCTTTTAGAAAGAACCGTAATGGGTTTATGGGAGACTTCCTTGTACAGGTTGACTTTGACAAGGGATACTACAGATATAAAGATTATGAAGATAAGTAGTTATAATATGGTATGCAGCACGAGAATCTTCCTCCTACCTTCTATCACCATAGACCTATCAAAAAGTTCTATCTTGACGGGGTCATCCACGATGAGTCAGCGCTTGGTAGGCTGAAGGATGAATACATCAGGCTCCTGGATTCAGAAATGCGACTATCAGGATATGTGCCACGGCTTGACATAACTCCAGATTTTACGCTAGACTATAACCACAAGAAAAAATATTTTGAGTTTCAACTAACAGTACACGGGACATACACGGGAAGAAGACAAAGCGAATGGATAGCAGGAATAGACGTAAGCACACCAATCTTTATACAAAAGAGCAAATCAAAAGAGTTCTCACGGGAACAGGTGTAACGATTGAGTCTGAGGTTGACTCAGACTATATTATTTTCTGTCCATATCACAATAACAACAGGACCCCAGCAGGAGAAATAGACAAGTCAAATGGAACATTCTTCTGTTTTGCTTGTCACCACGTTACGGGATTGACAGAGTTTGTTATGCACATGTCTAATAGAACATACTTTGAGGCTGCAAGATTTATCAAAAGCAAAGAAACAGAAACAAGCATAGAACAGGATGTAGACAGGGCCCTTTATAAAAAACCAGAGTTTACTTTGTTTGACGAGGTTGTTATCAAAAGACTACATAATGAATTACTATCTTCTAGCAGAGCAAAAGATTATTTTAACTATAGGAAAATTACCAAAGAGTCAGCATCAAAATTTTCTTTAGGCTATTCAGAAAAACAAGATATGGTAACTGTTCCAGTACATAGTCCAGACGGATTAGCAATTGGATTTGTTGGAAGATCTATTGAGGGCAAAGAGTTTAAGAACACCCCAGGTCTGCCAAAGTCTAAAACACTGTTTAACCTTCATAGAGTTAAGACTTCTGGTAAAGTCTACATAGTTGAATCATCATTTGATGCCATTAGGCTTGACCAGTGTGGCTTTCCAGCAGTAGCAACATTGGGATCTAATGTGTCAAACATACAAATAGAATTGCTTCAGAAGTACTTTAATGATATAATTGTCATTGCGGATAACGATGAAGCAGGTGGAAATATGAAAACTAAGATAGTTGAAAAACTTGGTTCTCGTGTATCTGTAATACAATTAAATAAAGAATATAAAGATATAGGCGACATGGACGATAAGTCAATTCAAGAACTGGACTTCCAGTTTGACAAATCAATACAGTCTATGCTAAACTAACATAATACAGAAAAGAGAAAACACATGGCAATACTAAGAGGAATCAAAGAAATGGGACCAGTACTAGATGGTCCAAAGGGTGGCGACGGCCCAAAGGTTAAGTGGCTAAAACTTGCTGATGGACAATCAGTAAAGATTAGATTCTTAGAAGAACTAGATGAGGACTCAGCAAACTACAGTCCTGATCGTGGTCTAGCAATCGTTGTATCAGAACACACAAATCCAAAGGACTACAAGCGCAAGGCTGTAGATACAATGGACACAGAAGGTCGTGACTGGGCAGAAGAAATGCACCGCAAGGATCCAAAGGCTGGCTGGAGAGCACGTCTTCGTTTCTATTGCAACGTTCTAGTTGACGACGGCATTGAAGCACCATATGTTGCAATCTGGTCAATGGGTATCAGCAAGCAATCATCATTCAACACAATTCGTGAGTATGCACTTGAAACAGGAAGCATCTCAAATGTACAGTGGAAGTTAAAGCGTAATGGTCAGGGAACTGAAACCAATTACACACTAATTCCATCTGCACCAGATAAGGAGCCATTCAACTGGGGAGACATTAAGCCTTACCCACTAGAGTCTGCACTACGCAAGGTTCCTTACGCAGAACAAGAAGCGTTCTATTTGGGCTTTGATGGCCCATCTGCCACTTCAGCAACAAACGCTGATTGGTAATATGAACTACGTCGGCTTACATGTCCACACCCATTTCAGTTTATTTGATGGGATTGCTACTCCAGAAGAATACGTGAACCGTGCAGTTGAGTTAGGGATGCCAGCAATTGCCATCACTGACCACGGTACTTTATCTGGGCATAGGGAACTGCACCGTATTGCAAAAGCAAAGGGCATTAAGCCAATTCTAGGTCTAGAAGGATACATGTGTGCAGACATATCTGATACACGAGATAAGTCTGAAAGAGAAGGTCAACAAGATCTTGTCTACAATCACATTATCCTTCTAGCCAAGAATCAAATTGGTTTGGAAAACCTTAACAAGATTAGTGAACTATCTTGGACAGATGGTTTCTTTAAGAAGCCAAGATTTGATTTTAGTATATTAGAAAAATATAAAGAAGGAATTATTGTTTCTTCTGCTTGCCCAAGTAGCGTTTTAGTTAAAGCACTTGAGGAAGAAGAGTTTGCTCTCGCAAAGAAATATATCTCTTGGTTCAAAGAGCGCTTTGCTGATGACTACTACATTGAGGTTATGCCTCACAATGAAGCACACATAAATAAGTATTTAATACAACTTGCGGATGAATTTGATATCAAAGTTATTGTTACACCAGACTGCCACCATGTTGATCCATCACAAAAAGAAGTTCAAGAGTTTAAGTTGCTTATGAACACACATGGTAAGTTTGTAAAAGATGCAACATATGAGAAGTCAAAGAAAAAGGGCAACATGATGGAGCGCCTTGATTATCTTTATGGCGCAGATCGTCAAATGTCATTTAATAAGTTTGATATCCATCTTCTATCTTATGAAGAGATCAAGGCAGCCATGGAAGCGCAGGGTATTGATAGACCTGACATCTACTCAAACACAATCCTATTAGCAGAGACAGTAGGAGACTATGGAATTCAAGAAGGATTAAACCTACTACCAGTACAGTACAAGAGTCCTGACAAGGAACTTGCAAAGGTTGCTTTGGAAGGTTTGGCAGAGCGAGGTTTGTCAGAAAACCAAGAGTACCTTGACAGACTTGAAGAAGAGTTACAGATTATTAAAGATAAGAAGTTTGCTCCATACTTCCTTGTTGTAAGTAATATGATTAACTGGGCCAAGAAAGAAGAGATTATGGTTGGCCCAGGTCGTGGTTCATCTGCTGGCTCTCTTGTTTGCTACGCACTAAAGATTACAGACATTGACCCTATTGAACACAATCTTTTGTTCTTCCGCTTTATCAATCCAGATCGTAATGACTTTCCAGATATCGATACAGATATTCAAGATACTCGTCGTGAAGAAGTAAAAGATTATCTTGTTAGACAGTATAGACACGTGGCATCCATCGCCACCTTCCTTGAATTTACAGGCAAAGGAATTGTTAGAGATGTTTCACGAGTACTAAATATTCCTTTGTCAGATGTAAACAAGGTTTTAAAGACTGTTGATACTTGGGATGACTTCTGCACATCTAAATCAACACGAGAGTTTCGTGAGAAGTATCCAGAAGTAGAAGTTTATGGAGAGCAACTACGTGGTCGAATTCGTGGTACAGGTATTCACGCAGCAGGTGTTGTAACTGCAAAAGAACCAATCTTTAGGTACGCACCACTTGAAACAAGATCTTCTACTGGATCTGATGAAAGAATTCCAGTCGTTGGTGTTGATATGGAAGAGGCTGAGAGAATTGGCTTAATTAAGATTGATGCTTTGGGTCTTAAGACTTTATCTGTTCTTAAGAACACAATTGATATTATTAAAGAACGAGATGGAAAAAAGATTGACCTTCTTAAGATTAAGATGGATGATGCCAATGTTTATCAGATGCTGTCTGATGGATATACAAAGGGTGTGTTCCAGTGTGAAGCAGCACCATACACAAACCTTCTTGTTAAGATGGGTGTTAAGAATCTAAACGAACTTGCAGCATCAAATGCTCTTGTTCGTCCAGGTGCAATGAATACTATTGGTAAGGATTATGTTGATCGCAAACATGGTCGTCAAAACATTTCTTACACACACCAAGTATTAAAACAATTTACGGAGGACACTTATGGCTGTATTCTTTACCAGGAACAAGTTATGCAAGCATGCGTACACCTTGGCGGTATGTCCATGTCGGAAGCAGATAAAGTTAGAAAGATCATTGGCAAGAAAAAAGATGCTAAAGAGTTTGATCAGTTTAAAGAGAGGTTCGTAGAGGGTGCCTCTAAGTTTATCTCTCCAAACCTTGCTCGTGACCTATGGCATGACTTTGAGGCTCACGCAGGGTACTCATTTAACAAGTCTCACGCAGTAGCATACTCAACACTATCCTATTGGACAGCATGGCTAAAATATTATTATCCACTTGAGTTTATGTACTCAGTGCTAAAGAATGAAAAGGATAAAGATGCGAGAACTGAATATCTTATTGAAGCAAAAAGAATGGGAATTAGCATTAAGTTACCTCACATTAACGATTCGGATATTGATTTTAAGATTGAGGGTAAAGGTATTCGGTTTGGACTCAGTGCTATCAAGTTCATATCTGACAAGATTGGTGAACGATACATATCGGCACGACCATTCAATTCGTACAAAGAACTTGAAGAATTCACATTCACCAAGGGCAACGGAGTAAACAGTCGTGCACTCCAAGCACTTAGGGTAATTGGCGCAGCAACATTTAATGATAATCCTAGAAATGATCAGGAGATTAAAGAGAACCTGTATGAGTACCTAAACCTTCCAGAGTTTAATATTACTATACCTTCTCACTACTATGCATTCATTCAGGACATTGTTGACTTTGAAGAAAAAGGATCATACATTTTTATGGGTATGGTAAAATCTATTAAAAGGGGAACAGGATGGTCACGAGTTGAAATTTTGGATAAGACTGGGTCTGTGGGTATATTTGATGATGAGAATACAACTATTGAGACGGGTCGTTCTTATCTTGTCTTGTGTAATGATAACAGGATTGTTTCTTTCATACCTTCTGATGAGATAAAAGAATCATCTCATGCTCTAGTAAAGTTTTTAAGTTACAAGCAGTTGCCGTACAAGGATGATGAAATGTTTGTTGTATCCTTTAAGCCAAGGATTACAAAGGCTGGAAAGAAGATGGCATCTCTTACACTTGCAGATACAAGCAGAGATCTTCATTCAATTACAGTTTTCCCAACATCTTTTGCAAAAGCATATATGCACATTGAAGAAGGAAAATCTTATAAGTTTAGTTTTGGAAAGACAAAAGACGGAACAGTCACATTGGAGGATGTACATGTCAGTTAGTATAGAAGAAGCGTTAGCACAACTTGATCCTAAGTTGAGAAAAAGATTAGGTACTGGAGTAGGTGTAAACTATGAATACCAGCCTACACCTAGTTACGGATTAAACCGTGCACTGGGAGGCGGTCTACCATATGGCAGACAAGTTCTTATCTGGGGTTCAAAGTCTTCTGCAAAGTCTTCTATGTGCCTTCAGATGATTGCTCTAGCGCAAGCAGAAGGAAAACTGTGTGCTTGGATTGATTCAGAAATGTCATACTCAGAAGACTGGGCTAGAACTTTGGGGGTAGATCCAGAAAAACTAATCTACTCACAAGCAAGAACTATTAGTGACATGGTAGATGTTGGTGTTGGCTTAATGAATGCTGGAGTTGATTTAATAGTGGTAGACTCTATTACATCAATGCTTCCAGCAATCTATTTTGAAAAAGATACAGATGAAATGAAAGCCTTAGAAAATACAAAACAGATTGGAGCAGAATCCCGTGACTTTAGTAACGCATGGAAAATGCTTAACTATGCAAACAATAAAGTTAAGCCAACTTTGCTTGTTCTTATTTCTCAGTCTCGTAACAATATCAATGCTATGTATACTAGCCAGCAGCCTTCTGGTGGTCAGGCTACTAAGTTTTATTCCTCATGTATTGTTAAACTCTTTTCTTCAGAGTCAGACAATCAAGCGATTAAGGGCAAGATCAAGGTAGGAGATAAATTAATTGAAGAAAAGATTGGTAGAACTATTAAGTGGGAACTCCAGTTCTCCAAAACCTCTCCAGGGTTCCAGTCTGGTGAGTATGATTTTTATTTCAGAGGTGACGATATTGGTCTTGATACCATTGGTGATCTGGTTACTACCGCAGAACTAAATGGCATTGTAGAACGCACAGGTGCTTGGTATATACTTCCTGACGGCACAAAGGTTCAGGGTAAAGAAGCATTCGTTAATCGTGTAAGAGAGGATCTTGACTTGCAAGAATCAATCAAGGCAAAACTAAATGCCTAGTTATACAGTTTATCAGGGTCAATGGGTATGCCATACGTGTAAGGCTATTGTTCCAACATTGAGGTGCTATGCTGCAACCAAAACATTAACATGGATGTGCAAAGAAAAACATTTGACAACCGTATACCTTGGTAGAAGAAAAAAGAAGGATTTTGATGACGGAGAAGAGTGAGTCTAAGAGAATAGGGGCTAAGCAGCACAAGAACTCTGGTCGTAATACTCAAAAGGGAGATGCGTCCTGGAAAAACTTTGTTGTAGACTTTAAAGAGGTCGGAAAGTCTTTTACATTGAACAAAGAGGTTTGGGCAAAGGCTACAACTGATGCTATGAAAAACGGTAAAGACCCAGCAATTGTTGTCGTACTGGGCGAGGGTAACTCTAAAGTAAGACTTGCTATAATTGAGATGAGTATATTAGAAGATCTAGTGGAGGAATAATGGAACAACAAGGAACAACAATAGATATGGTAAATGGTTTGTCAGAGATTGCAGACTACATGCAGGACGAAGAACTCACAGTTGCACTGACAATGATTGCTAAACTAATTATAAAGCCAGACATCCCAATCAATGTTGCCCACGTAGAGATTGTAAGGCTGCAGGCAATTGCTGCTAAGATGGCTTTCAAAGCAACCTGGATGGCCAATGTTGATAAGTCAGATCGTGGAAAGAAGAATCTTTATTACACGGCAGCAGAGTCGTTAAACAATTTAGTATCTGCGCTAAAGTATATTACTCGCTAATATGCTATACTTATACTAATAGAAACGAGTAAAAAATGACAAAAAGTTTATTGCAACAGATTATGGTTAAGCAGGAAAAACCACCAGTAGACTCAATAGATGTTGCTGGTTTGACTGAAAAAATTCAGTCTGGATATACTGTCAATCGTATTGAAAAGCAAACCCAGAAGAAGACCTTTGCGCCATCCACTATTGCCTACGGGCATGGAGAGTGTCCAAGATACTGGTACCTTGCCTTTGACGGACAAATGTTTGAAGATGATGCAACACCATACAGTGCAGCCAATATGACTGCAGGAACAAAGTCTCACGAAAGAATCCAAGAAGCAATGGGTAATGTTCCAGACTTCCTTGTTGATTCAGAATTTAAAATAACACATAATGATCCACCAATCTTTGGTTATGGAGATGTTATTGTTAACTGGCAGGGAGAAGAACTCCTTGGTGAAATTAAAACAATGATGAATGAAGGTTTTGAGTACCGCAAGGCTCATATGAAACCAAAGACTGGTCACCTAGTCCAGTTGCTTATCTACATGAAAATTCTCAAGAAGCCTAAAGCAGTTCTTATTTATGAAAATAAAAACAATCACGAGTTGCTTATTCTTCCAGTAGAAGTAAATGATTATTATCGTCGGTGGGTAGACCAGACGTTTGAATGGATGAGATCAGTTCGTAAGGCTTGGGTCGACAGAACCCTACCTGAAAAGAACTATCGCTCTAATTCAAAGATTTGCAAATCATGTCCTATTAAAAAGGCTTGTGCAGATGCTGGTAAGGGAGACTTTAAACTAAAGTCTTTGGAGCCTATAGATGAAGCATTGTCAATGGTGTGATCAACAATTTAAAACAGATATAACATATCAGATATATTGTTCACCAGAGTGTAGAGACCAGTCGACAAAAGAAAAAATTGCTGCAAGGTATATGGTTTCTAGACGACAAAAAAGAATAGGTAAGGAAAGAACTTGCAAGTCATGCAAAGAGTCTTTGTCAATCTATAATGATGACAACCTTTGTGTAAAATGTAATGTCAATCCTTCTGACGTAGCAAAAGCATTAAAAGAAATTAAGGATAATTTAAAATGAAACTAGCAGAGGCAATAGGAACTAAAATTCCAAATACGATTTGTGCAATTGATGCAAGCACAAACAGTCTTGCCTTTGCTATTTTTAATACTCAACAAAAGACTTTAGAGTCAGTAGGAAAGATTACCTTTAAAGGTAAAGACACCTATGAAAAAGTTATGGATGCTGGACAAAAAGTTAAGTTGTTTCTAGATATGTACGGCGGATTTGAAGCCATTGTAATTGAGCACACAGTATTTATGAACAGTCCCAAGACAGCAGCAGACCTGGCTTTAGTTCAAGGAGCAATTCTTGGATCAGCAGGTCAGTCTGGAACCAAAGTTATAGGCAAGGTATCTCCAATTACTTGGCAAAACTTTATTGGTAACAAAAAGATTTCCAAAGATGAGCAACTGTTTATTCGTTCTCAGAATCCTGGTAAGTCAGTTTCTTGGTATAAAACTTATGAGAGAAATCTTCGTAAAGAAAGAACAATTAAGTTTATTAATATTAACTATGATAGAACGATTACAGATAATGATGTTGCGGATGCTTGCGGAATTGGGCACTGGGCATTAAAAAATTGGGGAAAGGCTATAGGTACGGAATAATGGATAGAGATCCTCTTAAATTTAAGGAAGAAGAGCAAGACGTTATTTTAACTGTCAGGACTCTTGCTCCTACGAAATGGATACTTTTAGATAGAGAGACTGGACAAATTTATCAAGGCAGCCCAAAGGGGCACTGGGATAGACTTGATCCAACTATTAAAGAATACAAGGAACAGTAAGATGGCAAAGATATTAGTATCAATAATTTCTTATAAGGAAGGAGATCTTCTTGGAACAGTTAAAGACTGCTACGATAAAGCAAAAAATAAAGAAGATCTTGTGTTCTCTATAGTAGAAGAACACTATCCAGAATTTTATTCAGATTTAAGTTTTGTGCCAGAAAAGCAAATGCTTTACAGAAAGTTTGATCTTTCAGAATACAGAGGAATACTTTGGGCACGAGATCTAACAACAAGAGAGTTGCCATTTGAGTATGATTACGTTCTTTTTATTTGTGGGCATACAAGGTTTGAGCAAGACTGGGACACTACATCTCTTGAAGAGTATGCAAAAGCAAAAGCAAAGTCTGAAACTGGTAAAGCAATTCTAACTCTTTGTCCACCAGACTTTGAGTACAATGATGATTGGTCTATTAGATATAAGGATAAGGTAAGGACAAACCTATACCACCCATCTATAACTGGTTGGGACCCAAGAATTCAGGAAGTAACAGACTTTATTCCAGGGTATTGGTTTCCAGTTGGAAGTGTTCCACCTGACGACGACGATGTTCATGAGAATTATTGGGTACACTTCACATGGTGTTTTGCAGAAAAATCATACATTGATGAAGTTCCTCTAGATCCAGAAATGAATTTTAATGGAGAAGAGCCATATGTTGCTTTACAGTCTTGGGGTAGAGGATGGAGAATGTTTGCAACATCAAAAATTTTTGCTTACCACCATCTTTCAAGGCAGTACCCAGGGGAAAAGTTAAGCAGATATAGTACTGCAAGACCATGGGCAGACGATAAGAAAAAAGATCATTGGGAACACTCAAGGAATGCGATGTTAAAACTTAACTTGCTTTTTTCTGGAAGGCTAACTGGGGTACATGGAAACATACCTTTAGAGGTTACTCAAGAGTATTGCAGAAGAAGTGGTATTAATTTAAAAATGACAGAATATAATCCAGAATATGACAAGGTCGATGGTTATCAGCATATGATGTCAATTAAAGATACTGCCCCCGTAACAAGGGAAGACTTAGACTGGAAAGTTCCTGGGGTTGACAAATAGACTCATGGCTGCTAAACTATATACAAGCGAGACTTTTATGCGTAAGAGATATCTTATGGATAAGAAGACTCCAGAAGAGATTGCAAAGGAGTGCGGAGTGAGTCTAGAGACCATTTATGTTTACCTTGCTAAATTTGGATTAAGGAAGTCGAGACGATGAGTAAATTTGAGAAGGCTTTGGTAGCACTTGCAGTAGCAGGCACTGTTGGTTTTGCTTTTGCATTTGCTACACTAAAAGGAATCCCAGAAGCGTTTGACTGGGAACTTGATGACGAGGAATCCTATGAGTGATAACTTAAACATAACAGTTGACCAAGTAAATAACCCATTGCACTACACATCAGATCCTTCAGGTATTGAGTGCATTGAGATTACCAGACATAGAAACTTTAACATTGGCAATGCCTTTAAGTATTTGTGGAGAGCAGGACTCAAGGACGAAGCAAAGACCATTCAGGATTTAGAAAAAGCAATCTTCTACATCAAAGATGAAATTAATAGACTAGAGGGAAAGTATGTCAACTGAAGATGATCTAGTTAAGCACCTTGATCAAGTAAACCAGGTAGTAGAAGAATACCTTAAGGGTAATGACCCAACTGTAATCTCTAAGCAACTTGCAATACCAAGACAAAAGGTTGTAACACTTATTAACGAGTGGAAGGTTATGGCATCTGCTAATGATGCTATCCGTGCTCGTGCTAAAGAAGCCCTGGCAGCAGCAGATACACACTATAGCAAACTGGTATCTCGCACATACGAAGTTATTGACGAAGCATCTATGACTAATAATCTTAGTGCAAAAACAGCAGGCATTAAACTTGTTATGGATATTGAGTCCAAAAGAATTGATATGTTGCAGAAGGCTGGACTCCTTGAGAATAAAGAATTAGCAGAAGAAATGATGGAGATTGAGCGCCGTCAAGAAGTTCTTGTTGCTATACTAAAAGACATTGCATCCGAATATCCACAGGTTCGTGATGAGATTATGCGTAGGCTATCTTCATTTGCAAAAGACAACGAGGTGATTACAGTTGTCCACGATGTTCAATGAGTTCCTTGAAGCACTAAAGTCTGATCACTTTGAAGAGATTCCTGTAGATGCAAGAACATTTGTTGAAGGTGAAGAGTACCTTGGACAGCCACCCCTGTCTGATATTCAGTACGACATTGTAGAAGCCATGAGCCAGATCTATCGTAAAGAAGATCTTATAAATTTGCTGGGGGAAGAAAAAGGAACTCAATACTACAACAAGTACACAAAGAATGAAATCATCCTGCAACTGGGCAAGGGATCTGGAAAAGACTTCACATCAACCGTAGCATGCTCATACATCGTATATAAACTGCTATGTTTAAAGGACCCAGCAAAGTATTTTGGTAAGCCCTCTGGAGATGCTATTGACCTAATCAACGTTGCTATTAACGCACAACAAGCAAAGAATGTTTTCTTTAAAGGTTTTAAGTCTAAGATCGAAAGGTCTCCTTGGTTCATTGGCAAGTATTATGCAAAGGCTGACTCAGTTGAGTTTAATAAATCAATTACTGTTTACTCTGGACACTCAGAAAGAGAATCGCATGAGGGTTTGAACCTTCTTCTTGCAGTGCTTGATGAGATTTCTGGTTTTGCATCTGAGGTTGGAACTGGTAACGAGCAGGGAAAGACTGCTGACAACATTTACAAAGCATTCCGTGGATCAGTAGACTCCCGCTTTCCTGACCTTGGCAAAGTTGTTTTACTTTCATTCCCAAGATATCCAGGCGACTTTATTTCAGAAAAGTATGATGCAGTTATTGCTGAAAAAGAAGTTATTGAAAGAACCCATGAGTTTATAATTAATCCATTACTGCCAGACACAGACCCAAGCAATAAGTTTCAAATTTCGTGGGACGAAGATCAAATCATTTCATATAAATACCCAGGAGTGTTTGCACTAAAAAGACCAACATGGGAAGTAAACCCAACAAGAAATATTGATGATTTTAAGATTGCTTTTATGACTGACCTGGGTGATGCTATGCAACGCTTTGCCTGTGTACCAACCTTTGCTTCTGATGCATTCTTTAAGCAAGTAGATAAAGTTAGAAACTGTATGACTCTTCGTAACCCTGTAGATAATTTTAGAAGGTTCGATGAAGCCTTTAAGCCTGACCCAGATAAGGTTTATTATGTACATGCTGACCTTGCACAAAAGCACGACAAGTGTGCTGTAGCAATTGCTCACGTAGATAAGTGGGTAAACATTCAGGTAATTAATAACTATGAGCAAGTTGCACCAATTGTAGTTGTAGATGCTGTTGCTTGGTGGGAGCCAAAAGTAGAGGGCCCAGTTAATCTTTCAGAAGTTAAACAGTGGATTCAGAATCTGAGAAGACTTGGATTCAATATTGGGATGGTTTCATTTGACCGTTGGCAATCATTTGATATACAAAATGAATTGAAGCAGGTTGGTATGAGAACTGATACTGTTTCTGTTGCTAAGAAACATTATGAAGATATGGCTATGCTTGTTTATGAGGAAAGACTTGCAATGCCATCTATCGAACTTCTGTTTGATGAACTAACCCAGTTAAAGATAATGAAAAATGATAGAGTTGACCACCCCCGCAAAAAGTCAAAGGACTTGGCTGATGCTGTGTGTGGGGCAATATTTGGGGCAATATCACATACCCCAAAAGACCAAAATCAGGTCATTGAAGTTCATACTATTAGTGATCGACCTAAGCAGGTTGACATGGGTAGAGATAATGTGATACACTATAAACCTATGCCAGATGATGTAAAAGATTATCTGGATAGATTCAATCTACTATAAACAAGGAGAAATACCGAATGAATTCATTCAAGAAAATCGCACTAGCCGTGGTTGCAGCCATGACTTTGGGCATGGTCGCAGTAGCACCTGCAAATGCTACAGTAATGACAGTAGCGGTAACGCTAGACGGAACAGCAAACACAACTAATGGTGTAATTGCTACCCCTGCCACATTACCAGTCCCATCAGATAACACAGTCGATGCAGCAGATGCACTACGCTTTGTAGCAACAGTAGCAGCAGGAACATCAGTTTCTGCAGTAGCAACTAACGCAACAATCGTATCAGCACTACACACATCAGCAGCACCAGTCGGAGCATCATCAGGATCATCATCTTTGACAATTGCAACAGGTACTGGAACAACTGCAACATTCTATGTCTATACAAAGACAACAGCAATTGGCACAGTTGTAATCAACAACGGTGGAACAACCCTTACATACTATGTACAGGGAACTGCTGGTAAGATCAATGCTCTTACAGTTTCAGCACCTTCAGCAGGTGCAGCAGGAACTAAGCAAGAGATCACAGTAACTGCTACAGATACATTTGGCAACAAGGTTTCTGGTAAGTCAATTACTGCAACAGTATTTGCTTCAACAGCAGTACTAGATACAGCAACAGCAACAACTGGTGCTACACTTTCAGATTTTGGAGTTGCAAAGTTTAATGCAACATTGCCAGCAACTGGAACACGTTCACTAATTACATTTGCTCCAACAACTGCTGGAGATGCAACAACTACAGATGTAGTTGGTCTACCTGCTCGTGCACTTGCACCATTTGCAGAGATCGCAGTTCGTGATCTAGTATCAGAACTTGCTGCACAGACTGCTGCAAAGATTGCTGCAGAGAATGCTCTTGCTGCTGCCATTGCTAAGGCTGCATCAGATGCTGCTGCTGCAAAGGTTGCTTCAGATGCAGTACTTGCTGCTAAGAATGCAGAACTTGCAAAGTTCAAGGACGACACAACAACAGCAGTTGCTCAGGCAAAGGCTGCTTCAGATAAGGCACTTGCAGATGCAAAGGTAGCATCAGATGCTGCTCTTGCTGCTAAGGATGCACAGATTGCTAAGTTGACTGCAGATAATGCAGCAGCACTTTCTTCTTTGAAGAAGTCATTCAATGCACTTGCTACAAAGTGGAACAAGAAGAATCCAAAGGCTAAGGTTACTCTAGTTAAGTAATTAGTCCAACATTAAAGGGGTTACCAATTACGGTAGCCCCTTTTTTGTGCAATAAAATGGTATAATCATCCTATCAGACATGTCGTCTGCAAGGGGGAAAGGTAATTAAACGACTACTAAGAATAGTAACAGCCACAGTTCTAGCCTTTGGCTGGCTACTTATAGCCCCCCAGGAAGCCCACTCTGATGACCCACTCACAGTAGCATCCCAAGAAATACAGGAACTTAACGATAGCGTAGATGACCTTGGATATCAAGATGATTTTATAGATCTTATAGAGATAGCAGAAAATAAGTTTGCCTCAGCCACAAATGCAAAGGAACTTAAAGATGATGCCTATGATGCCCACGAAGATGCAGTAGAAGCAGAAGCCACAGCCTTAGAAGCAAAGAACCTTGCTCAGTCAAATGTGGATGGGCAGACAGCCACAGTAGCCTTGGCCCTTGAACATAAAGACAATGCTCTTGAAGAAAGAAACGATGCACAGGATGCTCTCAGCATAGCCAACATAAATGTTCAAACTACACAATCAAATATGCAGAGTGCTGGAGGAACAGGTTTAGCATACACTGTTTATACTCTTGTTAGACAGGGTAATGTTGCTACCCCAGGATCTGTTATCTGTTCTGGTACCTGGAACTCAAGCAGTATGCAACTTCCAGTTTGCGGTAATAGATACGAAAACCTTATAGTTAAATTTACTGGACAGATAACAGTCCCTTCATGGTTTACACAAACCTACTTTGCAGGATATACGGATGATGGTTTTAGAATGTATGTTGACGGTCAACTTGCTGTTGATAACTGGGTAGAGCAAGGGACAACTTGGAGCGATTACTCTCCCGTATATGATGTTAGTGAAGACAAAACTTTAGATGTAGAAATATGGTGGTACAACGGAGGAGGCCCTGGATCCTACCTTCTTGGATGGGCAATTCCTGGAGGATGGACTGGAGCAGGTTGTGACTATGCTGGAAATCCAAGAGTATGGGGACAAAACTTTAGTTGTAATCTTAATACATTTTCTTCTGGCTCAGGACCAACACAGGAACAGACAGATGCTTACAATGATGCTGTTGCAGCACAGGCTATAGCACAAACAAACTATAACAATAAATTGGCAGTATACAATGACAAACTAAGCGTATACAATTCTGAGAATACAACACTGTCATCAATGAATCAGGTTTTGCAAACCAAGACACAGGAACATCTTGATGCTATTGCAGATACAGAAGATGCTTTAGACTTGAAGAATAGCAGAATAGAGATATACAATCAGTCAATAATTGATTTAAATAATGCTATTAGTGATGCATGGGAATATTATTATGAGCAATCAGAAAGAGAACTTAATGCTGCTATTGCTCAAGCAGCAGCCAATGCTGCAGCCAATCAGCCTACCCCAGAACCCACCCCAGAACCTTCTCCAGAACCAACCGAAGAGCCTACAGATGAACCAACGCCTGAACCTACCCCAGAGCCATCACCAGAGCCTACAGTAGACCCTACAGAAGAGCCCACACCAGAGCCCACACCAGAGCCTACAGTAGACCCTACAGAAGAGCCCACACCAGAGCCCACACCAGAGGTTACCCCAGATCCAGAACCAACTGAAGAGCCAGTTGTAGAACCTACTGAAGAACCTACACCAGAACCTGGGCCAGAGCCAGAACCAGAAGAGAACCCTTGGAATGAACCAGATGTAGAAATTACTGATGAGGTATTAGCAGCCCTGGTTCCTGAAAAGGGGACTGGAACAGAAGAAGATTTATCTAATGTTATTGCTAACCTTACAAGTAGTGATAACAAGTTGGTTACTCTTTCCCCTGAACAAGTAACAGCAGTTAGCCAAACACTCAGAGCCTTGACTCAAGAAGCAAAGGCTGAGGTTGCAGAAGATCTTGGAATTAAGCCTTCAGAAGTTGCACAAATTGCTGAGCAGATGAAGTCTAACCCAGCACTTGCAGAAGCATTTGTTGAGTTTACAGATAGAGAAGCAGAGGCAGGGGAGACACCAATGCCATTTACATTAGCAGATGCAGTAACAGAAGTACAAACAGAGGCATTCTTAGCAGACCCACTTGGAGCAGTATTTGAAGTGGATGTTACAGAACTATTATCTAATTTCTCTGAGTTAGGTATGGATATGACAGATGATCAGAGAGAGAAAGCACAAGAAGTAATTATCCCAGTGGTCATAGCATCACAAATTGCAGGGGCAGTTATAAGGAGGAACAAATGAAGATAATCAAAAAAGCCTTTAATCTCGTAGGTAAAATCCTAAAGGGATTAGTTAAATGGTTTAAAGACGCAGGAATGGAATTAATTGCACAGGCATTCACCCTCCTTGGCTTCTTTATCGCATGGCTAACTTTAACGGGATCAGCAAGAGACATTGTTGGTATTGCAGTACTTGCAACAACAGTAATTTGGCTTATCACAATCCCGCTAAGAAAGGAGGACTAAATATGGCAACTAAAAAGGTAGTAGAGCCTCCTAAGAAGGAGCACCCACAAAAGGCAATCACTAATATCCTTATGCGTATTGTCGCAGTCTTTGCAGCATCTGGTCTATCAGTACTTGGTGCTGGAGCAGTAGTTGGAATTGACACAGTTCAGGCAGTATTCTTAGCAGGACTATTAGGCGTAGCAACAGTCATTGAAAGACTGGCAAGGGCTTTTTTGGACGATGGAAAACTCACATTGGCAGAGATCAATGATGCGTTTAAGACGGTAGACAAAAAGGCTAATTAGTCATTATTGGCGGTAGTTGACAGCCCTCTCTGGGCAATGGTATACTTGAGTATCACCTATCTGGAGAGGGCTTTACCATGACCTGTATTGCTGTAGTAAAACATGAAGATAAAATCTACATGGCTGGAGACCGTGGGGCATCAGATGATGGAACCATCTTAGCACTTACTGCTCCAAAGGTTTGGAAGATTGGTCCATATCTAATTGGATATGCTGGATCAATGGACGGAGAAAGAATCCGTTATAACTTTAAACCAACACCACCCAACATTAAAGACACAGACAAGTTTATGCAGACAAAATTTATTAAAGAACTCAAAGAATTTTATAATGAGTTCTGGGTTGACACATCTAAAGATGGAGACCTGGGTTTGATTATTGCAGTCCGTGGAGAAATCTATGAACATAGTTCTGGAGATATGTCTTTATCTAAATACATGCTTCCTTATCTTGCTATGGGTTCTGGTGCAGAATATGCCTATGGTGTTTTGTATGCAACAGATAAACAGAAAAATGCAAGGAACAGAGTAATGCAGGCAGTAAATGCTGCTATTAAATTTAACCCATCCTGTATGGGTCCAGTTGACATCGTAAGCCTTTAAAGGTATACTTAATACATGAGCGAAGAATTTGACGAGATCCTAAGAGATATCCAAAATATAGAATCAGATTTTGACGAGTTTGAAATCTGGCTTGAAAACGGTATTGAACGAGGATGGGTAACAGAACCATTCTGCAATACACACGAAGGTGATCCATATATGGATGAAGAAGAGCAAAAAGAATGGGAAGAGGGCGGAGACCCTTGCCAAGTAGTTTTAAAAATCAAACAATAACAACAACAAAGAGAGAGACAAAAATGAAAAAAACACTACTAGCACTACTATCAGCAGTACTATTAATTACAGTAGTACAGCCAGCACAGGCAGAAGATCAAAAGGTTCTAGCCATTATTGATACTGCTATTGATTCAAGAAAGTTCCCTCAGATCATTCATGAGGTATGCTTTAATACATACAAAAATTCCTGTCCAAACAAGACAAATTTTATGGAAGGAAAGGGAGCAGCAGCAATAGCAACTCCCCCAGCAGACTCAAACAATATGTCTGCATATCACGGTGATGCTATGGTAAAGGCTGCCTTGGCAATTAATCCAAACCTTAAGATTGTATTTATTAGATATGCTGAAGAGTACACTGCCAACAAGAGGGTTGTGTACACAAACTGGGCTGACAGTTTACGCAAATCAATCGACTGGGTATCAAAGAACTCAGAAAAATATAGTATTGATGCCTTATCAATTAGTCAATCTAGTATAAATATTCCAACTTGGTGCACAACAGACAATGTCACAATCAATGCGGTTTCATTGCTTAACTCTAAGAATGTTCCAGTATTTGCTGCGACAGGTAACGATACAAATAAAACTTCTGTTGGATTCCCAGCGTGTGTTGCTGGAGTAGTTGGTGTTGGATCACTAACTGAACAAGTTGATGCTGGTGTTAGAATTGGAGAGACACAAACTAATAGAGGTCCAGGACTTGACCTGTTAGCAGTTGGAGGACTCTCTATTACTAAGGTAAATGGAGCACAGTTTAACCTTGGTGGAACATCAGGAGCAGCAGCAATCTCTGCATCTGCGTATACTAAAAACAATACTTATAAAACTTTTGTAGAATATTTAAATTCTCTTACAAAAGAATCAGTTAAGTTTGTTGACTACTTTACTATGGTAGGTAAGCAAAAAGTTCCTACATTTGAAGCAGTAAGAGTAGTTGCTGTTAGTTCTAAGTAATAATATTTAAAGTCCTAGGCATGACTAAAACTGCCCACTTTGCCCTATAACTCAGTTGGTAGAGTGCCGAACTGTTAATTCGGATGTCCCTGGATCGAGGCCAGGTGGGGCAGCGTAACACTATTGAAAGGAAACGATATGCAATTTCAACCTACAAGTAGGCAAGAAGAATTTGTCATAGACCTGTTAGATCAAAAAACTGGTGGGTACTATGTAGAACTAGGAGCGTTCCACTCTAAGAATGGAAGCAACACCTACAGGCTAGAGACAGAGTTTGATTGGAACGGAGTATCGTTTGAGATTGTTCCAGAACTACACAAAGAGATTACCGAAAATAGAAAGAACCCTTGCATCTTGGGCGATGCTACTCAGTTTAATTACATTAAATATTTTGAAGAAAATAACTTTCCTAATCAAATAGACTATCTACAAGTTGACATTGACTCTGGATATAAACTTAACGGAAGACCTGATGGCAATGCCTATCTATCCTTACACGGATTAATTGCTGTGCCACTAAATAAATATAGATTTTCAGTAATAACATTTGAGCACGACGCAAATATGTACTGGAGAAATATTGCAATGAGAGATGTTCAACGAGAGATTCTTGACTCTTTGGGGTATTCTTTAGTTGCAAGAGAATACCATGAGGACTGGTGGGTAGATCCAAGTGTTATTGACTTAGAAAAATATAGAAAGCACTTTAGGTGGGAATCCCTATAAGGGCAACTCGTGATATAATAATATAAAGATACCTATAAGGAGGTAATCATGTCAGCAAAAGGAAGTTTAGAGGCAATCATTGAGGTTGCAAAGAAAGAAGTGGGCACAATTGAAGGCCCTAAAGATAATGAAACAAAGTATGGTGCATGGATTAAGGTTAACTTCCAACCATGGTGCCAGTCGTTTGTTTCTTGGTGTGCTTTTACTGCGGGAGTAAAGTCTTTCCCTAAGTCTGCATCAACAGTAGCAGCATCAGATCAGTTTAAAAAAGAAGGTCGTTGGGCAGATGCTCGCAATGATGACCCACAAGCAGGAGACTGGATTTATTTTGATTTCCCAGATGATGGTGTAAATCGTATTTCACACGTTGGCCTTTGCATTAAGAATAATGGCGATGGAACAATCCAGGTTATTGAGGGAAACACTTCAGGAACTGCAAAGGGAGACCAGCGCAATGGAGGAATGTGCGTAGAAAAAACTCGTGCATATGTAAAGAACAATAAGAAGAAGTTAGTTAACGCTGTTGTTGGTTGGGGTCGTCCAGTATACACTGGTGAAGAAAATGCTCCACTACTAAACAAGATCGTTGCATCTGCAACTACCGCAGCACCAGTTAAGAAGGCAGCACCAAAGGAAATTAAGCCTGCTGCTAAGAAGTCTTCTGGTGGCGGAGGAAAGGCTCAGGTAGCCCTATAATGGATTCCAA